CTTATTGATACCACGCAATAATTATTACAGGCTGGGTCACCTCCCCAGCGCCGCAGCAAGTAGGTACTTGGTTCCTAAGTCAATTCCGTTTCGGGCTCGGCTAAGTTCCCGCCACAGCTCAGGTTTTCAGTTTCGAAACAAATTTGAAAGTGGCGTGGAGTGGAGCAGAGGCGGCATCCCATCTCCCACGGTGAGTCTGAATTTATCCCTTCAACCATTGTTCTAACCTACAGCTATGAAAAACGATTTTGGAAGTGATTTGAAGAGGCGGGTTGATTCTGGAGATGTTGTTGCTGAAAAAATTCCAGGATTGCCTGAGCCGTATTACCAGGATGAGCATGTGACGCTGTATCATGGGGATTGCAGGGAGTTGTTACCGCTACTAGAGCCTGTACAAGCATTAGTTACTGACCCTCCTTTTGGTATTGGGTTTAAATACGAAAATAGAGAACAACACAATCAAGCAAATTCTTATTACGCATGGTTAATGCCGCTGCTTAATTCTGTAAAATTACAAAACGGCGGGTTTTTTGCTGTATGGCAAGCGCAATTATATTTTCAACATTTTTGGCAGCAATTTGGAAATGATATTCACATTTATTGTGCCGCTAAAAACTTTGTTCAGTTACGCAAAACGCCAATTAATTATGGTTATGACCCAGTGGTAATGAAATACGTTTTAGGTGCTCCGTTACGTCCAAAAAAGCCTAAGCGAAATGTAGATTTCTTTGTATCAAATACCGCTGGAATAATATCGAATACAAATAGGATTGAAAAAGCGCATCCATGTCCACGTCCCTTAGATGGAGTGATGCAAATTATTGACAATTTTGTTGTAGAAAATGGAACGGTTTTAGATTTATTTGCTGGTAGTGGAACAATGCTATTAGCGGCTAGGCAAACTAATCGTAAAGCTATTGGAATAGAGATTGAGGAAAAGTATTGCGAGGTAGCGGCCAACCGATTGCGGCAGGAGGTTTTAGGCTTATGAGTGATGAGGATACTAAAGAGTCTAAGTCTGAAGTTTTGCCTATTGAGCGGCCAGTTATTATCAATCCTCCTAGGCGTAAGGATTATAGCAATCAGCGGTATGAGAAGGATCCAGAGACGAGTGGAGCTGTTACGAGGCTTGCGAGGTTGGGTTTATCGAAGAGTGCTGTGGCTATAGCGTGTAGGTTATCTCCGAATGAGCTGACTAAGTGGTATGGGGAGGAGTATGCGGCTGGTCAGGCTGGAATGCAGGAGGTAGTTGCTCGTGGGTTGATGGAGCAGGCTATGGCGGGTAATCCGCAGGTATTGATGTATTTGGGTAAGAGTAAGTTAGGTTGGACTGAGGCTAATACGGTTGAGCATGTTGGAACTATAAACGCTGTTGTGAGTGCTAAGCCGTTGAGTCGTGAAGAATTTGAGAGAAAGTATTTGAATAATGATACGGAAGTTGAGGAAGAGGAGTAGAGTAGGTTTTGCAACGGTCACATACTGACAACCTTTTTACTGTTTCGAGTTGTGATGTGTGTTTGCTGGGTAGCTGAAGACGAACAGTGGTAGGCCCTGGACGTTGCTTGACTATAAATTTTCTTGGGGCTTGCGTGACTAATCCGATTAAAGAGTTTGTCTTGTATTACTTTGCGTGTCCGAAGTGTGGGCATGTTAGTTCGTATGCGAGTCACAATGATTGGTTAGTGTGTGGGTATAGGCGTTGTGGGGTTAGGTTTTTGAGGTTTGGGAATACTATGGATGAGTGGGAATATCGGAAGGTATGGGGCTAGGATTAGATGACGTATACGTTGGTTGGTGAGTTACCACGGCATATTTACTGCTATGTGGATAGTCTTTACACGCATACGGTAGAGCAAGGGTTTATACCGTGTGTCTGGTTTGGCTTGGTATCGTATCCAGGTAGAACGTGGGGTTGTACGGTGATGTTGGAGTGTGGAGCTATTTACAGGAATGTTCCTGCTCATGCGATAGCTTTTAGCGAGGTTCCCGCAGAGAGGTGGTTAGCTAATGATGCTCAGACGTGGGACTGCTATGGGGAGCGGTTTACTACGCTTGAGTACAAGTATCTTGCTGGTTTGGATTGTAAGGTTAAGTGCAAGGATATTCCGTATGAGGGTACTTACTTGTTTACTGCTGCTCCGGTAGGAGACGGGTTTAGTGCGTATCCAGACCAGGCTAAGGAATTTTGTTTTATCCAGCTAGATTTAGGCAGATTAGCTATTCAGCCGACTAACCATGTCGTGTTTAGAGAGCGGAGCTTTACAGATAATAAGCTGGAGTTTCCTAGCGGATTACGACGGCAAACTGACGTATGGAGTGCGGAATGAAAACACCTGAAGAGTTGGCGCATTACTATGCCGATAGGTTGCACAAGCGCATAGCTCACAGCGATGTCTTTGTTGAGGGTTTCCTCGCTGGCTACCAAGCCGCAACGCCTCAGTGGATCTCGGTGAAGGATCGGTTGCCGGATGAGGAAGAATGGGTTTTGGTAGATAGCTATGATGTTGTTCAAAGAATAAAGCGTCCGTTAGTAGGGTTGAAAAAGGCGACCAATGGTCGGATTACAGGAACTTATAAATGGAAAACCACCTTTGGCTTGTATGTAGAGCTCGTATCCTTTTGGATGCCGCTACCTAAGCCACCGGAGGAATAATGGGAATCGAGCATAGGATGAAAGACGAAAATGAGGATAACTTCTGGAAGTGTCCGTTTTGTGGCGCTGTTGAGGAGTTTAATCCTGACATGCCTAAGAATCGTAAGGTTACTTGTAATGAGTGCGAGGATGAGTCATCTCCGCATGAAAACTTAGCTACCTGGGAAGATTTCTGGGTTTATTGCCAGAGCTTAAAGCATATCTAATGGATGAGATTAACCAGCGTATTGTATGGAGCCCTCAAAAAGGGCCTCAAGAGATGCTGGTTAATTGTCCTATCACTCTTATTGGCTACGGTGGCGCTAGAGGTGGCGGTAAAACTGATGGCGTACTGGGTAAGTTTGCTGTTAAGCAAGAGCAGCTAGGAGATGCGTTTAACGCTATATTCTTCCGTAAGGAGTTACCCCAGGCAGACGATCTGATTGAGCGTGCCAAGCAGATATATCTCCCGCTAAATGCTCATTGGCAGGACCAAAAGAAGCAGTTTACGTTTCCTAATGGCGGTCGGTTGCGGTTTAGACCGTTGGCTGATGATGCCGATGCTGAGAAATACCAGGGTCAGAATCTCTCAGATTGCGCTATTGAAGAGGCTGGTAACTACGCTAATCCTTCTCCAATTTTTAAATTGTTTGGAGCGTTACGAGGCAACGGAAACCCGCAAATTATCCTTACCTTTAACCCTGGTGGCGTAGGGCATAGTTGGCTCAAAGAGTTGTTTGTTAAGCCAGCTCCTAATGGGAAGAAGATTCTAGTTAAGTCCCTGCCTAATGGCTCATCCTTTGACTACATTTATATCCCCAGCCGAATTGGTGATAACAGGATTTTATTAGCGCAAGACCCTGAATATATAAACAGATTGCACATGGTTGGTTCGCCTGAGCTTGTGCGAGCGTGGCTAGAAGGAGACTTTGAGATTCATGAGGGTAGCTACTTTCCTGAGTTCAGCAGCAGAAGCATTATTGCACCTTTTAATATACCTAAACATTGGCCTCGTTATCTTGGTTATGACTGGGGCTATCGTTCTCCTTTTGCCGCTGTTTGGGGTGCTGTTAGTTCTGGACGGGATGACCACGGGAATGAAGTCCCGTATCCAAAAGGAGCAATCATCATCTATCGGGAAATGCACGGAAAAGGCGTTGATAATAAAGAACAAGCTGCAAGAATCGCAGCAGCCGGAAGGGATGAGAAGGTCCATGCCGCTGCCGACCCGTCTATATTTAATACGCAAGGAGGACCAAGCATAGCTGACCAGATGCACTCCGTGTTTGCATCCTATGGCCATCCTCAGTTCAGGCCTGCCGACAATGACCGCATCTCAGGCTGGTCCCAGATAAGACAGAGGTTGGTAGCTAAGACTCCTTTATTGTATATTACCACCAACTGCCCGTACTTATTAGAGACGTTACCGGCACTGTCAATTAGCAAGAGGAACCCAGAGGATGCTGATTCAGAAGGTGACGATCATTGCTGTGACGCTTTACGGTATCTCTGTAAGGAGCGGTTAATAGACAGCAAGTGGGAACAACCTGCTGAAGTGTTCAATAAAGGTGTGATTAAGTTACAGGCATACATCGCTAGAATGAGAGCGCAACGAGGAAAAGCAACGATATGAAAATTCAGCATAAGCCACTTGTTGAGCGATTCTCTGGCAATTACTGGAAGTCTGAAATAACTAAAGCTGAAGAGCGTTCCAAGAAGTTCATTGAACTGGCTGAAGAGTCTATTCGTGTTTACAACGCTCAAAAACAAGTCGGAGTGCTAAATGATGCAGAGCGACGAATTAATAGTTGGTGGTATTGTGTTAATACTCTTCTTCCTGCTTACTACTCCTCGACGCCGAAAGCGGAAGTAACGCTACGCAAGCGAACTGGTGGAGTTGTTGAAGAGCTTGCAGCTACCATCCTCGAGCGCAATATCCAGTACAGAAT